AAACTTGAAGAACAAAAGTTAGAAAATGGTACTGTAGTAAGTGCAGAAGCATTTGAAAAAGGAAAAGAAATCTTCATTGTAACAGATGATGAAAAGGTTGCAATGCCAGTTGGTGAATACATCTTGGAAGATGGCAGATTGGTAGTTGTAGAAGCAGAGGGTGTTATTGCAGATGTTCGTGAAGTATCTGATGAAGTACCAGCCAAAGAAGAAGAAACAACAGAAGATTTAAAAGAAGAAAAAGAAGAAGAAGAAAAGATGGCAGATGTTGCAGATTGGGAGGGAATGGAGAAAAGAATTCAGAACCTAGAAGATGCTATTGCAAGTCTTAAAGATGACAAAGTAGAAGCAGAAGAAGTGGTTGAAGAAAAAGAAGTTGAAATGAAAGAAGAACTTTCAGCAGTAAAACCAATCAAACATAATCCAGAAGCAAAAGCACCACAAAAAACACAAGTGCAATTTGGTAAAGGACAATTTAACACAACACTAGATAGAGTATTAAGCAAATTAAATAAATAAAAATGAATAAAAGAAACGTAAATTTAGCAACAACCGTAACCGTAAATTCTACCTATGCAGGTCAGTTTGCTGGTGAGTATATTGCAGCAGCATTATTGTCTGCATCAACTATTGATGATGGCGGTATTTCAATTAAGTCTAACATCGCTTTTAAGGAGGTTATCAAAAAAGTAGTAACGTCATCTTTAGTGACAGCCGCTGGGTGTGATTTTACACCAACATCTGCTATTACCCTGACAGAGAGGATATTACAGCCTTCTGAGCTACAAGTTAACCTACAATTATGTAAGTATGACTTTGTATCGGATTGGGAAGCTCAATCTATGGGATTTGGTCTTGGTCAAACATTGCCACCAAAGTTTTCTGACTTTCTTATTGCACACGTTGCAGCCGAAGTAGCACAGAACACAGAATTTTGTATCTGGCAAGGTGATACAGCAGCAGCAACTAACAACTCTTTTGATGGGTTTGAAAAGCTAATTGCAGCATCAGCAGCAGCAGGAGATATTCCAGCAGGACAACAAGTTGCAGCAGTAGCAGGTGGGTTATTATCTACAAACATCATTGATGAACTTTCTAAAGTAGTTGATGCAATACCAGGTGCTTTATATGGTAAAGAAGATTTATTCTTATACATTGGGACTAAAGCAGCTAAATTATATGTACAAGCACTAGGTGGTTTTGGAGCAAATGGTTTAGGAGCAAATGGTGTAAATTCTCAAGGCTCACAGTGGTGGAACAACGGAAGCCTAACAGTTAACGGTGTAAAAATATTTGTATGTCCAGGAATGGCTGATAACAAAATGTATGCAGCACAAAGGTCAAACTTATACTTTGGAACTGGTCTTTTAAATTCAACAAACGAAGTGAAAACTTTAGATATGGCTGATTTAGATGGTTCAAACAATGTAAGAATGATTATGCGTTTTACTTCTGGTGTACAATTCGGAATTGCATCTGATTTAGTAGAATACGCTTAATTGTCTGATAATCAGATAGTTACAAATAGTAATTAATCAAAAAACTAGGGTAGGTGGTTTATCTGCTTACCCTTTTTTTATATAACAATAACGCTGATATGGGTGTAATTACTTGATAATCAGCATAATACAAAAAAACAATGGCTTGTACATTAACATCGGGTAGACAACTACCTTGTAAAAGTGCCTTTGGTGGCATCAAACGTGTTTACTTTGCAGATTTCGGTGGTATCGGAAGTGTAACAGTAGATGCAGCAACAAAAGAAGCAACTATAGTAGATGCCTCAACTCCATCAGTATGGTTTGAATATGACGTAAAAGGTAATTCTAGTTTAGAAACTACTGTAACAAGTAGCAGAGAAAACGGAACAACATTTTATACTCAAACTTTAAACCTTACACTAACATTTTTAGATGCTAAAACTCAATCAGAGTTGCAAATTTTAGCAATATCTAGACCAAATATTGTAGTAGAAGATTACTATGGTAATAGCTTTCTATGTGGTTTAGAAAATGGTATGGAATGCACGGGAGGTACTGTGGTTAGTGGCGCGAGCGCTGGTGACCTCTCAGGATTTACACTAACATTCGAAGGGATGGAAGAAGTAGCACCTTTCTTTCTAGCAACAGCGGTTACACCATCTGCATTACAGATTGACCCAACACCAGTTGGAGTACCAGCATTACCTGGTCAAGACTAATTAATATTTAGTTAAAATTTAAAGCATCCTTAATCGGGTGCTTTTTTTTTGTTTTTACAAATTACCTTTATTTATACGTTATATAATTGATGATAATATTAACCACATCTGCAACAGCACAAAATCTATTAGTAATACCAAGAACTTACACTAGTACGTTTACTATGGAGTTACGAGATGATAGCACAAATGTTAGTGTTGACTATGCAATAACTACCGCTACACTTGCTGGTAATTATGTAAGTTTTAACAATGTATTTTCACCTAAATTAGTTGAGGGACATTTTTATGATTTAACTTTATTTAAAGATGCTGCAAAAACCATTGCAATATATAGGGATAGAGTATTTTGTACTGACCAAGATATTGACCAAACAACAAATGACCATTACAAACTAAATGAGGGACAGTATACCACATATAATGGCAGCAATAATGATTACATTGTAATATGAGAAAAAGAAACGAAAAGGGACAATTTGCAAAGGCATCTAAATCTTCAGAATTTGGCTTTGTTAATTTAAGTACATATACATCACCAGAGGTTAAAGAAGTAAATGGTGAAATGTGGATTGAGTATGGTTCAGATAACAATTATTTCCAGTTCCTTATAGATAGGTATAATGGTTCACCTACAAACAATGCAGCTATTAATGGAATTAGTCAAGCAATCTACGGAAAAGGTTTAAATGCTACTGATAGCAATAGAAAGCCTAATGAGTATGCACAGATGATTTCTTTGTTTAGAAAAGATGTTGTAAGAAGATGCTGTTATGACCTTAAACTAATGGGACAAGCTGCTATTCAAGTTATATACTCAAAGGATAGAAGCAAGATTGTTCAACTAGAGCATATGCCTATTGAGACTTTAAGAGCAGAAAAATGTGATGATGATGGTAATGTACCAGCATACTACTATTTTAATGATTGGGCGAACATAAAAAGAACAGATGACCCTTTAAGAATACCAGCTTTTGGTATGTCTAAAGAAAATATTGAAATATATTACATCAAACCATACAAGAGTGGCTTTTACTACTATTCACCAGTAGACTACCAAGGAGGTTTACAGTATGCAGAACTTGAGGAGGAAGTGTCTAACTATCATTTGAACAACATAATGAATGGATTGTCTCCATCGATGTTGATTAATTTTAACAACGGAACACCAAACCAACAAGAAAGACAATTAATAGAAACAAAAATTGCACAGAAGTTTTCGGGAACATCTAATGCTGGTAAATTCATTTTAGCTTTTAACGACAATAAAGAAAGCCAAGCAGAAATTACACCTGTACAATTAAGTGATGCTCATAACCAATACCAATTCTTGTCAGAAGAAAGCACACAAAAAATAATGGTTGCACATCGTATTGTATCACCTATGTTATTAGGGATAAAAGATGGTAGTGGTTTAGGTAACAATGCAGATGAAATAAAGACAGCCAGTTTATTAATGGATAACACCGTAATAAGACCGTTTCAAGAACTTTTAATTGATAGCTTTGACCAAATACTAGCTTACAATGATATAGCCTTAAACCTATACTTTACGACCTTACAGCCACTAGAATTTACTGATGTAGATAAAGACTTACAAGATAGTGAGACTATAGAAGAAGAAACAGGTGTTGAGATGTCGGTAAATCTTGCTAAATATCCTTGGGACAAATGTATTGCTGAACAAACTAAAAGGTATGGAGCAGCAGCAGCACCTAAAATATGTGGCTATATAAAGGAAAATATGTCATCTATTCAATTAAAAGAGATTGATGGAAAACAAGCATACGGAACAAAAGAAGAAGCAGAAGCAATTGCAAAGATGATAGATTGCGAGGGTTACCACGAACACGAAGAAGAGGGTAAGGTTTGGTATATGCCCTGTAAGTCACACGGTGAAGTTGATTTAGAAGAAATGGGCGAAGATGAAGATTTAAGCGAATGGTCATTAATTGATGAACGCAAAGTTGATTATGATGATGAAGATGCTCTAGATTATCAAATTGATGAACTAAACAAAAAGAACAAAAGCACATTATCTAAAATATGGGAATTTGTTTCTACTGGTACTGCAAGACCTAATTCAAAATCTAGCGAAGATAAAGCGGTAAAAGATGTTGCATTTAAAGTGCGTTATCAATACTCACCTTTA